CTGGTGGAGCGGATGGTGGGCAACAAAACCACTACCATGCGGCTCCTGGGGAGTCACCGGATAGCGTGACTCGTAATGCAGCGGCGTTCCAAAGATGGATGCGAGATGGTCGGAGAGTGGCCTAATGATTTTGGTAGCTTCTGAACCATAAATGAGCTACTATTTAAGTATGCCTACAGGAAGATTTAATACGATGCAAGATTTCTTTTCTTTCGTACCGCTGGATGATCCAGATGAGAATGTTTGTACTCTTTGGCAAGGACCAAAATATGCTCAAGGCTATGGTCAATTTTCGAACAAGCTTGGGATAAGTACACGGGCGCATAGAGCTATTTGGGAAATAGCCTATGGAAAAATTCCTAAAGGACAATTTGTTTGCCATAAGTGTGACAATCCACTTTGTATTAGACTTAGCCATCTCTTTCTTGGGACTCCTAAAGAAAATATGGAAGACATGATCAAGAAAGGAAGGGCACTTAAAGCAAAAGGAGAAAAAAGCGGAAATGCTATTTTAACAGAAACGATAGTTCTGGCAATTAGAAAAATGGCTGCTAATGGCGTCCTAATTAGGACCATTTCAGAAACTTTTGCGGTACAAAAGCAGTTGGTTCGAAGAATTATAAAAAGAAAAGATTGGGCCTGGCTATAATGTCAAACGCAATTTTTCCAAAATTAGTTGGGCTTGGCTGGCCAGTAAATCGCAAGCCTTACTTTTCTACGATAGTCATCAAGAGTGCTGGTGGCCAAGAGGTGCGCCTTGCCAATTACCCTTATCCTCTTGAAGAATTTGAACTTCCTGTCCACCATCTCCACGGAGATAGTCGTACAGGAATTGGTATAGCGGATTACCAGCAATTATGGGGTTTCTTCTCCTCACGATCCGGTCCATGGGAATCCTTCCTCTACTGGGACCCAGCTGACAACTACACGGTGAACAACGCACTCTATGAAGGTCTGGCTACGCTCCCTGGCCTGACCGCTGGACAAGGTCAAAACTTCATTGGAGTCGGCGATAATTCTACGCACAGTTTTCAACTTCAACGCAACATAGGCGGTTCCCTACGGCCAATTTACGACATTAACTCAAATATCACTGGCACGCCAGCCTATCTCTCAGGCACCTTAACACCACCGAGCGCCCAAGTCCAAGTTTATTTGAACGGGATCCCATCGACTAGTGGTTGGTCTTTGAGCAGCAATGGTCTTTTGACCTTTAGCTCCGCTCCTTGGGGAGGAGAACCGATTGCTGTCGATTTTGGATATTTCAAGCGAGTTGTCTTCAATGACGACCATTTAGAATTCTCCAATTTTATGCAAGGACTGCATAAGATCCAGAAGATAGGCTTGCGCCAAGTGTACGCCTAATGAAGACGCAAATTTCCTCCGCGCTTGGGACGTTTTTAGACGGCCTGTGCACCGCTGGACTGGGCGGGAGCTACTCAATCATAGATCTGTACACGATTACATTATCTAATGGGATCCCGCTGCGGTGGGCAGCGTGGCCGGTGCCTGTTACGTTTCCAGCTAGCGGAATCTATGCTCCTGGTTCCAGTGTTGGCGGGAATACTCGTGTAAGTGGGCAAACGTTTTCCGCAGCCGGACCATATGTCAATCGATCAACGCTCACGCAAGGTTTGAAGCTTGAGGTTTCTCAAATCAAATTAACCATTTTGTCCAACCCTTTGATGACCATTGGCAGCACTCCAGTCCTAGCTGCTATTGCTTTGGGCATGTTTAACGGCGCTACGGTGTATGTTGATCGATTGTTCACGACCGCGTTAAATCCGGTTGACTTTTCACTGGGCACTATCAACCGATTCGTGGGCCAAGTTGCGGAGGTGGAAGAGTGCGGGCGAGCAAAAGCAGTCCTTTCAGTGAAAGATCCGACTGCCCTCCTAAGCGATAGCTGGCCGCGTAACTTGTATTTGACCGGTTGCCGTCACCTGTTTGGTGATGCTGGATGCACTTTTGATAAGTCAACGGTGCAGACTTCTGGAGTAGTCTTGGCTGGGTCAACTACGGTGAATGTTGTAACTGGATTGTCTCAAACTGGCGGGTTGGTTTCTCCCAGTGCCCCGACGCTTACAGAAAGTGCAAGCAGCGACGGAGTCAATCTCCCTTCGCAAACGTACTATGCGGTGATCACTTATGTAGGCGCAAATGGTGAGTCTGGCCCCAGTGGGGAGTCATCAATTGGCGTCAGCGGTTCAAATATGGTTGGAGCGAATGGAACCACCGATAAATTGCTCGTGGTCAATGCTCCGTCCTCCATTACTGGAGCAACTGGTTGGAACTTGTACGTAGGTTTGGCCTCTGGCGACTGGCAACTGCAAAATTCCACACCGTTAACATTTGGTTCTGGAGTTACTTGGATTGAGAACGGTGGTGGATTATCCAGAAACGGCATTCAACACCCATCAAAAGGGACTAATGGCTACTTCTCTGGCGGGGTGATCACGTTCGTCACTGGGGCGTTAGCAGGGCTCTCTCAGCAAGTTACTGACTATTCTTTCTCCGGTGGGCATGGAATAGTGACAGTTACTCCGCCTTTGCCCTCCACTCCAGCTCTTGGGGACACCTTTACAATCGTTCCAGATTGTGACCAGACAATCACAATGTGCAAAAATAGGTACGGCAATCTTATTCATTTCTCCGGTATGCCATGGATTCCACTCCCTGAGCAATCGGTCTAAGAATGGTTTTGGTAGTTTTTAAGCTCTAAGAGCGGTATACTTAAAGTGATATGCCTATTGGAAGACCTAACACTATGGCTGATTTCTGGGGTTGGTTGCCACTAGATGACCAAGACGAAAGTGTTTGCACTGTTTGGACTGGCCCAAAAGATAAAGATGGATACGGGCAATTTTCAAACTCATTAGGATTTAGCCAATATGCCCATAGAGTAATTAACGAAATTCTTCATGGAAAGATTCCAGATGGGCAGCAAGTCCTTCATCGTTGCGATAATCCGTCCTGCATGAGAGACAGCCATCATTGGCGTGGAACGCAAGCGGATAACATGAAGGACATGTCCATAAAAGGACGCGCATGCTGCCTAGGACTAAAAGGGGAAAAATCTGGATCGGCAATTTTAACAGAAGCAAAAGTTCTAGAAATCAGAGAGTTGGCAAGTAAAGGCGCTTCTAAATGGGCTCTAGCGCGCGGTTTCAAAATTTCTGCGTACACTGCTTATGCGGTTGTTGCTAGACGAATTTGGACACAGGTGTAGTCAACAATTGTGTTAGAACAGACAGCTCTAAGAATTTTCGTTATCCGTGAAGCGCAACATTGGATAGGTACAAAATTCTCAATGAACGCCTGCCTTCGCGGAGTTGGCGTCGACTGTGGTCGTTTTCCTTACGCAGTCTACCACGCTTGCGGGATTGATGTTCCCGTCCTCCCAAATCATTGGCCGCGCGACTTTATGTGTCATAGCATGGCAGACGCGGAGCCATATCTCTCCTTGATCCAGCAAAAGCTCTCGCTCATAGACACACCATTACCTGGCGACTTAGCAGTTTTCAAGCCACTCCGCAGTCGTTGCTATTCCCATGCGGCAATCGTAGTTGAGTGGCCTAGGGTTGTTCACGCTCGGGGTGTGGGTTCCCATCCTCAGGTTGAGGAAGGATCCGCTGACCAATGGCCGCTAGCTGGTTCCCAAGTTCTATTTTTCTCCCCATTCAATGATACCCAAGAGCAATAATTCAAATCTTAATAATCGTCTCTTTGGCTATCAAGCGTCGACGTCTCTCTATGGACGTCCAATTGCTATAGTCTTTGGCCGTTGTCGTTTGGCGGGGAATGTTATCTGGACTGGAGGTTGGTCCGCGAAGCCTGTCGAGGGTGGCAAGGGAAATAAGGGAAAAGGGGGCTCGCAGCAATACGATTACATAACCAACGTTCTAATTGGTCTTTGTTCTGGTTCCTCCGGCTGCCACCAAACTCAAGGTGACCAAGGTATTGGTGTGTACAATATTTGGCGTGATAAGGACGAGTTCAATCTTGCCCAGTCAAACGAAGACTACACCATAACGGGGTCGCGAGTTTACACGACGCAATACGGTGGAATCGGTAAGCCTTATTGGTGGGTAATCAATATCGGTGTTTCCCGGCACGACTTGATGAGCTATACGGCAACCGACCCTGGTTCCCCTGGAAGCGTCACGGTCACTAACAAGCCTGTTTTGACTCCAATGAAACTGGTGTCGACGGTCCCTAATGCGGGCGAGTACAATCTCACTAATGACGCCACTGGCTATGCCAAATACACGTTCTCCTCGGCTGACGTTAATGCAATCGTCACTATTTCCTATAGTTGGCAAATCAATAACTTCAGCGTCCAAGGTAGTCCTCTTGTTCATTTGAATTTAGTCTTGTTTAACGGTGCGCTTGGCCAGCAGCCATGGAACTATCTCTCAGGAAATCCAGATTTTGCTAGCCAAGCCTTGGGCTATTCAGAACTTGCTTATATTGGTAGTGGCGCTTTTGATTTGGGCAGCGCTGGCGTCATTCCCAATTTGAATTTTGAGGTACAAGGCCGTTGCGGATGGGGCGGCTGGATGCCCGATTGCAATCCTGCCGACGTTATTAAAGAGATTCTCTCAAATCCGTTGGATGGCGTTCTTGGATGGGGAACGCCCAACGGAACCGTGAGCAGTTACGCACCAGTAACAGTTTCCGGAGTTTGCTCAATCGTAAGCAAAGCCATGACGGTCACAACTGGGTCGTTGGCAACGTTGTCCGTTGGCCAGTCTGTTGTTATCGGCGGCGTTACTTTCTTATTTGAGTCGATTGCGGACTCAACGCACGCGGTGCTGACCGACTACCCAGGGGATGGAACAGGGATTCCTTGGAGTGCCGTTTCTACTCAAACTGGCTCCCGTGTGGCTGGGTCTTCTATTTGGCTTCCCTCTGACTCAGATGCGGCCGGACTTGGACTAAGCGGTCAACTCTACAAATATTGCGCGGCAAACGGCATCTTTATGTCTCGCGCGTACGACCAGCAACAGGCCGCTCGGGAAATTATTAACCAAATCCTAGAGATGTCCAACTCTGACGCTTTCTGGTCTGAAGGGCAGTTAAAATTTGGCTCTTATGGAGATACAACAGCAGCGGATAATGGCGTCCAATACTCTCCAGCCACCCAACCAGTCTACGACATAGATGACAGTAGCATGGTTTGCGGGCCTGGCTCGGAACCGCTCAAGTTCAAAAGTCCAGATGTCCGTGATGTCAAGAACGAAATTACGGTGGAGTGGACTAACCGGAGCACTGCTTACGCAACCAATACAATTTCTCCATCTCGGGATGCATCCATGGTCGCTAAGTATGGACGCCGTCCGGAAAGCACTAAAACTTTTGCCGAAATAAACACGCAAAGCGTGGCGGTTAAAGTTCAAAACACGTTGCTCAAGCGCATGATCTACATAGACGGTGGGCCAACGTATGATGTAACTCTTCCTCCGCATTTTATCCGCTTGGATCCGATGGATTTGATCACCGTTACTGACCCAAATCTTGGTCTTAATAAGACGCCAGTACGGATCATTTCTATTGAAGAAGACGACAAATGCTGCTTTAAGTTGAAATTGGAGTCCTTTCCGTGGTCATGCTCCGCTCCGACGCTATTTCCTTCCCAGGGGCACACACCCGCGCAAGCCGGATATTTTGCTGACCCGGGCTCTTGTAATACCCCGTTCTTCGTTGAAATGCCCGCCGGAACTGAGCAAGGAAGCCCGTATGTTCTTGGCATGGCAGTAAGTGGCTCAATAAATTGGGGCGGCGCAGGCATCTATGTTTCCACAGATGATGGTCATTCCTATGAGTTTCTAGGAATGACCACTGGTGCAGACACTATGGGCTCCTTGACAGCGACCTTGGCCACCTCCACAGACCCAGACACCACCACCGACGCTCTAAAAGTCAGTCTTCTGCAGAGTTATGGAGATCTTATTTCCTTCACTCAAGCGCAAGCGGATGCTTTTGTTTCTTTGATTGCGGTTGATCAGGAACTGCTTTCCTATGAAACGGCAACGTTGACGGGCACCTATAAGTTCAGTTTGAACTACCTACGACGTGGCGTGTATGATACGGATGTGGTGAGCCATGTGGCAGGTGCTCCGTTTTGCGTGCTTGACTCGACAGTGTTCCGTTACAAATATCCGGTTTCGGTCATTGGCAAGATCCTCAAATTTAAGTTTTGCTCAGTAAACTTGGCCGGGCAACGGCAACAGGATATCTCGCAAGTTACGGAGTATTCCTACTTTGTCAAAGGGCCAAGGATGCCTTATCCTTTGAACGCAGGATTTGAGTTGCCAAATTCCACACTTTTCCCAAGTGAAACTTTTGGCGTGTACCAAGACTACACTCTAGGGGCAAATGGGTCGCCAGAAGCGGAAGTTGGATTGCTCCTCAATCTGCCCATCTCAGTATTCTCTAAGTCGATCAGTACGCCAACAATTGATAGCGTTTCGGTCTCCTCTGGCGGCAGTTTAGCTGGCGGTAAGACTTATTATCTCCAAATCTGCGCATTTGACTCTGCTGCGTTGTTTAGCCCACCGTCTTCGGTTCATGCAGTCCCAGTGCCAGCTGGATCGAGCTACAAGATTTCTTTTACTATGACTTGGCCAACTGGAAGTCATGGCGGAAATCTATTTGTTGCAGTTAATGGCTATGATAACGGCTTTCAATATGAGCCAGGCACTACGCTTCCTGCTGGTGGAACTCCAAGCGGACAACAAACTTACGAGTTGAGCTCTGTCGACCAGAAATGGTTTGGCTCCCCTGATCGTTTATTTGATCACCCAATCTATCAAATTCGGCAAGCGGTCCACTCTGGAATTTGGGGTGATCCGTGCACAGGAGTTACTACAAATCATCTCCAGTTCGCAGGACTCGGGGATAATGCTACACATTGGGCTGGAAGAACGCTTTCTCTTTTGGCGTTGCCAAAGAATGCTACGCAAGACGCCACGCACAGAATTCCGTTAATTGATTTCACTGTTTCTGGATGGGCTTCCGGGGGAAATTTAACAGTTTCTCCTGATCCAATGACTGCTTTTGGTGGCGGGCAAATTCCAGT